AAAATTAGTTTCATCCAATTTCTTTTTTAATATGTCTTGCTGTTTGTATCCGCTAATTTTGTCTTTTATATGACTTACCATCATGGCAGAATATTTTGTCTTTTCAACAGTATCATCTAAAATTCCATTTAAGATTGTTAGTTGTAGACCGTGGCTAAGTTCTTCTTCCGTTAATCCCCACGTTTTTGTTTCTACACGCATTTTCTTTTCCTTTTCTTTTTCATAACGTATATTTTTTGTTTGCTTATTTTTTGTTTCTGAAATAAATAGGGATTTAGTATTAGGATCTTGATCCATATATAATGTAACTATCTTTTTTATATAAGAAATCTTTATTATAAAACCACTTAAATTGTAATTCTAATATTTTATATTTAAATTTAGACTTATAAATAAACAAGTAGTAACTAATAATATTGCCCTATTGTTTATATTATTTTTATAATAAAATATTATAAAAAACTGAGTTAAACTCTATTTACTAATATATGATATAAATGAATAAAGAAATTGTAGAAAGTGATTGCAATGAATTAAAGTCTTTAAAATATAAGACAATGATCTTAAATGGTGTTATATGGCCTGAAACGAAATCATCTACTGATCTTGTGAATTTGGATAAATTCTTGGAAAATGAAAAAATGAATAATTCAAATGAACCATGGTCGAAACTAGATAAGACTGCTAAATTGAAGAAATTATTTGCATTTGCAGATAATTATAAATCGGAACATGAATTATCTGAACAAGAATATATTCATCTTATTTCTTTTTTTAAAGATTGTTTGGACAGAAAAAAACTACAAAGAGTAAAAGATGTTGTTTATAATAAAGACACTGGCGAAATAAAAGACATTCCAGCACTACATCATAATAAGCCCACCAATCATTTCACCTTGAAAAATATGGATAAACGGGTATCTACATTACGAGGACTAACTCCAAAAAAGAAAGTTGGAACCGCAAAAAACATTAAAACTGTGGATAGTGACTCTGAAAACGACGACTAAAAAACATAAACACTATTTTGAAGAATTATTATTACAATGAATATAAAATTGATATTATTAATAATATAAAAACAAATCATTATATTATTATTAGATATGGATGAATTAATAGATATAACAGACCAAATTATACCAGAAGAAGATCCACGATTTTTCAACGATGAAGAGGCGTTAGAGTTGTATCAAACATGTATCCATCTTATGGATGAATTTATTAAAGATAATCCCAAACTAATTTCGGAACCCGAATTTGAAGAAATATTTGATGAAAATATTATCGATTTAATGAAATCACATTTTGATTTTGATATATTTTATAATGATGACTCGGAAGAAGAAATGGAAGAAATTATAGAACATGCAAAAATGGATTTTTTCAAAGATTATATTCCTCCCAGATCCTATCCTAATACAATCATTTTAAAAGATCCAGACCATTTGTTCATTGCAAAACAGTTAGATATATTACGTAATAAACCTCAACCTTTGCAAAGAACAAAAGAGTGGTATGAATTCCGTCATAACTTAATTACTGCGTCTAATGCATACAAAGCATTTGAAAATCAAACCACGCAAAATCAGCTAATTTATGAAAAGTGTCAACCATTAAATACCAATTTATATGTAAATGAAACTGAAGGTTCTAATAATGATAACATTGATAATAATGATATAAAAGAAGTTTTCATGGTAAATACAAATTCCACTTTACATTGGGGTCAAAAATATGAACCATTATCCATCATCCTTTACGAATATTTATATAATACGAAGGTCGAAGATTTTGGATGTATTCAACACGACACCTACATATTTGTAGGTGCTTCTCCCGATGGCATAAATGTAGATCCAAAATCAAAACGTTATGGTCGTATGTTGGAAATCAAGAATATTGTCAATCGAGAAATAGATGGTATTCCAAAAAAAGAATATTGGATCCAAATGCAGATGCAAATGGAAGTATGTAATTTAGATGAATGTGATTTTTTGGAAACCAAATTTACCGAATATCCGGATCGAACTTCATTCTTATATGATGCCAATGAACTAGACCATGAAGATGACGATGGGCAAGAATTTACAAATTATTGTTTATCTAAAGAGAATAAGATGAAGGGAGAAATCATCTATTTTCATGGCAAAGAGGGTAAACCGGTTTACAAATATATGCCTCTTGATATTATTCATCCAGATGATATTGAACAATGGGAAGAACAAGTTCTAAATGAGTATCAATCCAAACCATACAATTATACTTTTATGAAAATTATTTATTGGAAATTAGATTTTATGAGCTGTGTTCTAGTGCCAAGAAATAGACAATGGTTTCAAGATAATATTCATGAATTAGCCGAATTATGGGAAACAGTTAAAAAAGAACGAGTAACAGGATACGAACATCGATCACCAAATCGTAAGGTTAAAAAAGAAAATGGTTTTGAACTCATTACACAGTCATATGATAAAATTGGTGGTAGTGGATGCCTATTGAATTTTAATAAAGAAACGGGAAAGATTACGGTGATAAAAACATAAATGATTATAACTAATATTAATATACGTATTTTGTAAATGTTTTATTTATGATGACAAATGCTTCATAAATAAAAATAATATAATGTCACTATTTTATAGTCAGAATTTTGTATCTAGTTTTTTCTTTTTTTATAAAGAGACCATAAGTTTTTAACAAATCCCACAACATCTTCAACTGTAAGTTTATCATTGTTTTGTTTTACAGTATCCATTTCTGTCTTTAATGTTTTTACTGTTGTATTTAATGTATCTACTTGTGTCTTTAATTCAGTATTTAATTCTTGAATAGACTTTACAACTATCGGCATTAGAGCTGTCATATTTACTCCTTGAACATTATCTTTTATTATTTCCGAATATTTTCCTCTTGACATTACTGATGGAAACGTGTGACTTATATTATCGTCGCTAAATCCTGCATGAAGTTTATTACTATTATCCATTTTAAAACTGATCGGTTTTAATTTTAATAATTGTTCTAATGTTTTTTTCATTGGTGCTACGTCTTTTTGTAGACGCGCATCGTAGGGGGCACAAAAACCTCCATGAAAATCTGTAGGATCTACCCAAATACCAGCATCTTGATTTTCACTATCATTAAATTCTAAAACATACGATGATTTTGTTGTATCACTAGGTAAAATACTTCTTGCGTTAGGTTGTGGTCCAGTGCCTTTTACTGAAAGCGTTATTGACCCAGCCGTTGACTGAATAGTTAACCCATTTGAAACTGTAGTATTAGATGGTATTTGATAATATATCATTACTAAACCATTACCACCTTGACCACCTTGACCGTTTTTAATGGCTCCACCTCCTCCACCACCTCCGCCTACATTTGCATTTCCACCGGTGCCTCCTTGACCACCATCTGATGCTGTTCCGTCACTACCATTTTGGGCAGAACCTATATACTGAGTATTTATAGAATTGATTGAACCACCACCACCGCCACCACCTCCTGAAACATTTATACTACTACCACCTTGTCCACCCGATCCATTGCTTCCATTTCCGCCTTGTGGCGCTCCAGTTCCGTCTTCTCCTTGATAATCGTTACCACCACCCCCACCTCCGCCAAATAAAAAAGGACCTAAACTATCCGCAAATGTTATAGATAGTCCTGGACCACCATTAATATTAGTATTTGAACCAAAATTAACATCTGTTCCACCTATGCCAAAATTTAACACATTATTTGAATTATTTTGTGAAGGAATTGTAATATATGATAAATCATTAGATGAAGTTGTAGATACTGTGCCAGCTATACCGGTAACATTTTGAGCAGGACTACCTTCTGAACAAGTAATATTTCCACCATCTGCTGCTACAATAGATGAACTGTTTCCAGCATAAGGAGGATTCTGTCCTTCACCATTAGACTCAGCACCTCCTGCACCAACAGTAATTGTATAGTTTGATGGATTAACAATAACCGAACCAGCACAAACTGCACCAGAAGAACCTCCTGCTAAGGTAATACCGTCGCCATTTGCAGTTTCATCGCCATATGAAAAATTTCCACCATTTCCACCTGACCCTCCTCCAACAACTACAAAGTTAACAGATGTTACAGTTGATGGAGGAGTTACGGTATATGCTGCAGTTGGATCCCAAAATAAATAGTAAATCCAATCGCCAAGAGCAGGAGTAAAAGTAGCTCCGTTAATATTACTATTTGAAGTTGTTAATTCCGTAATAAAAGGATTAACATTTGATACTACAAAGTCGCCAGTTGCAGTTAAAAGATAGTTTGACGGACCTGACATTATAAATTATATTAATAATATAAATTTTACCAAAATATTAATTTACATAAAACCAAAAGTAAACCAAATCAAATTAATACAAAATATTTTCATTTGTGGGAATAGAAAAAAATAGATCATTCGGTTCACTTCTATAATATCCTACGCGTGCACCCGGACCTTCTTCTGCAGGAGGAAGTGGAAATACTTCATTCGATTTTGTATTCTTTTTATCATGATACATCGCTCCGCAAAAATCCGCACGTATACATGTTCCTTCATCTGGATTTCTCCAATATCGTAAATTGTTAGTTAGTTGCTTATAAGAACCTGCTGGAAAAATAGGATAATGCCACCAAATGTCACTGTAATTATCGTTCGAGGTTATATTTTTTCCAATTTTAGGATAATCACTGAGTATCGCCTCATCTACCGAGACAGGATATTTGCCTTCAAGACCATTATATAAGCTAAAACCTTCTACCTTTGGAATAAAAGGGGCTAAATATAGCCCTAATACTAATATTAATAATAAAATTATAATACTTCTTGTAAAAGTGTTTTTCATTATATAATATACTTTTATAAAAGTTTATTTTATAAACGACTTTTTTTCATAAAATAAACTTTTTATAAATCAACTTAAAATTAAACTAACATATTTTAAATATAATGGAAGTGAATATTATGCGTGTTTTGAAAAGAAATGGCGAATTAGAAGAAATAGCATTTGACAAAATTTTAAATAGAATAAGAAAATTGGGACAAGAGGTAAATATAAAAATCAATTACCAGCAATTGGTTATGAAAGTGATTGATCAGCTTTACGATAAAATATCTACCACTAAAATTGACGAATTAGCAGCCGAACAATGTGCTGCATTGTCTACATTGCATCCAGATTATGGCACATTGGCATCTAGAATTGTAGTCTCTAACCATCAGAAAAATACAGATCCCGTTTTTTCTAATGTCATGAAAATATTATATGATTTTACAGATAACAATGATAAAAATAAACCACTCTTATCAGAAACATTTTACAATTTTGTAAGTAATTATTCACAACAAATTAATGATATGATTGTTTATGATCGTGATTATTTAATTGATTATTTTGGGTTTAAAACATTAGAAAGAGCTTATCTTTTTAGACTAAATAATAAAGTTATTGAACGACCACAACATATGTGGATGCGTGTAGCGGTAGGACTACATGGTGACCTAAATGATGCAAATTCTCTGGATTTAATTAAAGAAACATATGATCTCATGTCGCAAAAATATTTTACACATGCGACACCAACGCTCTTTAATGCAGGAACTCCTAGACCACAAATGAGTTCTTGTTATCTAATTGCAATGGAAGACGACAGCATTGATGGAATTTTTAATACCTTAAAGGATTGTGCTCATATTTCCAAATGGGCTGGTGGGATTGGACTACATATACATAACATTCGCGCTAAAGGCAGTCATATTCAAGGAACAAACGGAACTTCCAATGGTTTAGTGCCAATGTTGCGTGTATTTAATAATACTGCCAGATATGTTGACCAAGGAGGAAATAAGCGTAACGGATCTTTCGCTATTTATTTGGAACCATGGCATGCCGATATTTTTGAATTTTTAGAGTTAAAGAAAAATCATGGTGATGAAGAGTTAAAAGCCAGAGATTTATTTTATGCTTTATGGATTTCCGATTTATTTATGGAAAGAGTGAAAGAAAAAAACGGGAAATGGTCTCTATTTTGTCCACATGAGTGTCCCGGATTAGCAGACGTTTATGGTAAAGAGTTTAAAGATCTATATGAGAATTATGAGAAACAAGGAAAAGCTAGAAAAACAGTAAATGCACGCGATGTTTGGTTAGCTATTTTGGACGCCCAAATGGAAACAGGCACGCCATATTTATTATATAAAGATGCAGTCAATAAAAAGTCAAATCAGCAAAATTTGGGAACCATAAAATCGTCTAATTTATGCACCGAAATTACACAATACTCTGACGATAAAGAAACCGCCGTATGTAATTTGGCATCGATTGCATTGCCCATATTTGTAAATGAAGAAACCAAACAATTCGATTATGAAAAACTACATAAAGTTACAAAAGTAATAACTAACAATTTGAATAAAGTAATTGATATTAATTTTTATCCAACGGAAAAGACTAAATTGAGTAATCTTAGACATAGACCAATTGGTATTGGAGTGCAAGGTTTAGCAGATGCATTTGTATTAATGGATATTCCATTTCATTCCGAGGAAGCCAAACTAGTAAATAAACTAATTTTCGAAACGATTTATCACGCATCTCTAGAAAAAAGCAATGAAATTGCTATTGAAAGAAAGCGACAGTTTTTAACTCTTCCAGAGAATAGTAGAATAGGGTTATTGACTGGAAGAGAGATATTTCTTCCTGAAGCTCAAATTGGCGCTTATAGTTCTTTTGCTGGATCACCCATGTCAAAAGGTATTTTTCAGTTTGATATGTGGAATGTGTTGCCGCCAAGTGATTGTTATGATTGGGGTGCCTTACGCCTATCTATAATAAACCATGGTATAAGAAATTCGCTACTGGTTGCACCCATGCCAACTGCATCAACGTCACAAATATTGGGTTTCAATGAATGTTTTGAACCGTTTACGAGCAATTTATATTCAAGACGAACCTTGGCGGGTGAATTTGTCGTGGTAAATAAATATTTAATGAAAGAATTAATAGGAATGGGTTTATGGAATGAAGATATTAAAAACAATATTGTATTAAATAAGGGATCTGTTCAGCAATTAACTGTATTGTCTGAACACATCAGAAATAAATATAAGATTGTTTGGGAAATTCCTATGAAACATTTGATCGATATGTCAGCGGATAGAGGTGCATTTATTTGTCAAAGTCAAAGTCTTAACTTGTGGATGGAGGATCCAGTTTACAGTAAACTAACATCTATGCACTTTTATGCCTGGGAGAAAGGGTTAAAAACGGGTATCTATTATTTAAGGAGAAAGGCAAAGCATCAGGCACAACAATTCACGATTGAGCCAGAACAAAATAAAAAGACAGAAGAAAAAAATGAAGACAACAGGAATTTTGATGAAAAGGAGGAAATATGTGAAATGTGTAGTGCTTAAAATTATTTCTTAGTTTTAGACTTGGTTTTCTTACTCTTTTTAGATTTACTAGATTTATTTGATTTATTCGACCTACTCGATTTATTTGATTTACTTGATTTATTCGATTTACTAGAATTGGATTTATTTGATTTGGATCTTTTACCTCCTTTAGTTATTTTATCAGGACATGTATAACCTTTTGGTGAAATTGCCATTATATAATCAGTTATCATTGTATTTTCACCACAAATATCTATTTGATATTTATATTTACAAAAAATTCGCAAACAAACTACTACATCCACCAAGGCATCATGTAATGCATCTCCAGTTGGTTCATAACCAAAAAAATGTTTATATGCCTCTCGTAATTGTGGACTTTTAGTTTTATAAAAAAATTTAGGTTCTCCAGTCTTTTTGTCGAAATAATTTTGCCTATATTTTAAATTGCAAATTTGTGTTGTTTCAGTCATAGTGCATTCAAAATTAGCATCATTCAACATATCAGTAAGATCTTGTGAATTAGGATCTTTACCCATACGTAACAATTCAGAAACAACCATTTTTCTGTCAAATTGGGCATTGTGAGCAATAACTAATTCGGCCAGTTTCACATCATCGATAAATTCTTTTAAAGCTTGATCAATGGTTGCTCTATTAGGAGCACTTTGTATTTTTTCTCTTGTAATGTGATGAATATCTATGCTACCTTCTGAAATAACTATATTGTCAGGAATGTCAATGTATTTATTAAATATCTTTGTATTTTCAGGATGATCGGTATCGTATAAAATGTAACTTAATTGAAGAATGGATGGCCATTGGTCCAATACTCGTTGTCCGTTAAAAACTTGGCTCCAAGAACTCTCTAAATGTTCTGGTTTCAAAAGACTTGCATCAAATTGTTGTCGTTCATCCCAGTTAGAAATTGGAATTTTAGGTGGTTTATCAGTTGTTTCTGTATCAAAGACTAGAATTTTTACCATTTAATATAAGTGTATAAAACTATTTAGATTGTTTGTATATAGAATTATTCAAAATAACTAACAAAAATATAACAATTTAAAAATATAACAATTTACACGTATTTTAAGCAAAATCTTTACAAATACCAAACGTATTTTAAGCAAATTCCTTACAAATACCAAACGTTTTTCTATGCCATTTTGTTATTCCATGCTGTCTAATTCCATCCATGTGTTTTTTTGATCCATAGCCTTTATTTGAATCGATGCCGTAATGCTCGATTAGTTCTGGATTTTGAATGCACAATTCCTCAATATATTTATCTCTTTCTACCTTTGCCAAAATAGATGCTGCTGCAATCGCTGTAAATTTATTGTCACCACCTTCTACTAGTTCATATTTAATCGTTTCCAGCTTTGTTTTATTTTTATTTAGAGTAGTAAAAGGCTTAAAATAGTTCCCATCTACTAACAATAATACATTGTCTATATCTAGATCTTTTGCTTTTAATTGTTCCAGCACTTTTTTAATACATTTATGCATTGCTGATTGAGTAGCCTGTAAAATATTGATTTTGTCTATGGTTTCCTCATCTTCGTATTCAACAGCCCAAGCTAAAGCATTTGCCTTTATATATTCAGCCACTTGTTCGATTTTCTTTTTAGAATGAAACTTTTTACTATCCTTCATTAAGGAATGATCAAAGATATCATCTTTAGCTTTAGGTAAAACGGCTAGACCTGCATACACCCTACCAAACATGGGACCTCTTCCGGCTTCATCGATACCAACCTCTATAATATGAAGTTCTTCTTTAAAATATTTTTTTAAAGGTTGCTGCATAACTCTCTTTTTCTTTGGCAAAGCTTCTTTTACTGTAATTGTAGTTTCTACTTGTTCTTTTTCTTTAATTTCTGGTTCATCATCATCATCAATAATGACAGCACTAACATAATCTTTGTTTTTGGTAGACATCTTTTGTTATATAATTATTATAATTAAATAGAATAATAATTAAATCAATTTTTTATACTTTTGGTTTAAAATGGTAGCCGAAAAGTTTTTTCACTATATAAATTATACAATGAAGGGAGAATTATTATTACTTTTTGTAATTTTACTATTAGGATTAATTTTATGCTCCTTTTTAGGAGGATCTGGCTGCAAAGAAGGTATGGAAAATAACACATCTAGTCAAACATTTACTGGTCCAAATGGTGCAACAGCTCAAATTCAAACTGATGCTAATGGACAAACTAGTTTAGTTGTAACAGATTCTAATGGTCAAACAACGACATATACGTCGAATGGTTCATCAACTATGTATGTAGGTCCAAATGGAGGAACTGCTGTAGTAAAAAATGGTGTAAATGGTGGATCTGTAATTCAAGTAAAAGACCAAAATGGAGATACTGTATTAACTTTAACAAATAATCCAAATACCGGCACTTCGACTGCCACTACACAAAATGGAACATATGTAAATACAAATTCTGATTATGACAACTATGATCATTATTCTCAATCATCCTATCCGGTTATTTTTTATGGTCCAAATGGTGGCACTGCACGTGTAATTAAAACTCAAAATGATAATACAATTGTTATTACAGATAGCAATGGAACAACACAAATTTATTATATTGACAAAAATAGTGACCCTAGTTATGCTGCTTATTATGGACCGAATGGTGGATCCGCCAAAGTGGTTACTGATAATAATGGTAAAAAAGCGGTTGAGGTGACAACGCCCAATGGCACAAAGATTTTGTATTATTCAAATAATGTATATGTGCAAAATAGTCAAGACTCCACCATTAATCAATATTCACCTGATACCAATTCAACCGGTTCGGATTATAACAATGCTTTCAGCATGTCAACATATAATGGACCATATGGCGGTCAAGTGAATACTGTTACAGGACCGGCTGGTAACACAGTTGCCACGTATGACAGTTCTGCTTATACGAATTCTTTACCTCAAGGCATTCCTCGCAGCTTGATACCACCTGGACAAGAAGATTTGTATATTTTGAAGTCAGAGGTTGTCCCACCTGTTTGCCCTGCTTGTCCTTCACCTATCATGCAATGCCCTGATAAATTTGATACAACAAAGTGCCCGCCCTGCCCTGGACCAATGCGTTGTCCGGAGCCTAATTTTACATGTGAAAAAGTGCCAAATTATAAAGCATTTAATCCCGATTTTATGCCCGTTCCGGTATTAAGTGATTTTTCCAGTTTTGGGATGTAAAATCGTAACATATTTTATTTAAAAACAATTTAAATATAATACCATAATATCAAGCAAATGGCAGAAATTAATATTATTAATAATGAAAT